TGGCTTGCAGGGGGTGAGGATTGGAACGAGGAGTTTCGGCGGCAATACGCGCGCGCAAGAGACGCCCAGGCGGACCACTACGCTGAGGCTGTGGTGGACATTTCGGATGAGGCGGTCGCTGACGCGGTGGAGGTCGCGCGGAACCGGCTAAGGATGGATGCCCGCAAGTGGTACGCCTCCAAGCTGGCCCCGAAGAAGTACGGCGACAAGATCGCGCACGTTGGCGGCGATGAGGGCGACGCCCCGATCAAGCACAGCGTCGCGGTCGAGTTTGTCTAGGGTCCAGTTCCCGGAGGCGTTTCGGTTCCTGTTTGCCGAGAAGGCGGATGACGGCCTGCCGGTTCGCTATCGGGCTGCACATGGCGGACGGGGTTCGGCCAAGTCGCACAGCTTCTGTTCGGCGGCGATCCTGAAGGCTGCGGCTACGCCCCTGCGGATTGGGGTCTATCGAGAGATTCAGAAGTCCATCCGGGACAGCGCCAAGCGCCTGCTGGACGACAAGATCGCTGAGAACGGTCTAGGCGACTTCTACGAAAGCACGGACACGGAGATCAGGGGCAAGAACGGCTCGCTGTTCCTGTTCAACGGCCTTCGCACCAACCCCGACGCGATCAAGTCCACGGAGGGCTTGGACCTCGCTATCGTCATGGAGGCCAACAAGGTCGCGCAGCGGTCTTGGGACTTGCTCATCCCCACGGTTCGCAAGCCCGGCTCCGAGATTTGGGCTGAGTGGAACCCGGATCAGCCGACAGACCCGGTTGACGTGATGTTTCGGAGCGAGAGCGGCCCGCCGCCCGGCTCTATCGTCCGCCAGGTCAACTACATCGACAACCCGTTCTTCCCGGACGTGCTGAAGGCCGAGGCGGAATACGATCAGGCCCGCGACCCGGAGCGATATGCTCACGTCTGGCTGGGTGACTACAGCCGCAACAGCGAGGCCCGCGTCTTCCGCAACTGGCGCGTTGAGGCGTTCGACACGCCGACAGACGCCGAGTTCCGGTTCGGGGCCGATTGGGGCTTTTCGGTCGATCCCACTGTTCTGGTCCGCTGCTATCTGGATGGCCGAACGCTCTACGTCGATCAATGCGCGTGGGAAGTGGGCTGCGAGATCGACAAGACCCCGGCGCTATTTGACCAGATCGAGGGCGCGCGGAAGTGGACGATTACGGCGGACAGCGCGAGGCCCGAAACGGTCTCGTATATGCGCCGGCAAGGCTTCCGCATCGTCCCTGCGATCAAGGGGCCGGGTTCGATTGAAGACGGTATCGAGTTCCTCAAGTCGTTCGACATCGTCGTTCACCCGCGCTGCCAGCACGTCGCGGATGAGCTGACGCGGTTCTCGTTCAAGACCGACAGCCTGACGGGTGAAATCCTGCCGGTGCTGGAGGACAAGGACAACCACACGATTGACGCCCTGCGGTACGCGCTGGAGGCGTTGCGCCGCACCTGGAAGAAGACTGTCCCGCCGCCCGCTCCCGTTCGGGACAGGTGGGACCGCAGACGAGAGGAAGGCCCGAATTGGAAAACAGCCTGACTTTCACGCCGGTCACGTTTGACTGTGGAGCGCGCAAGGCCCTGACGGTGCGGTTTGCTGCGGCGGACGGCGTTAAGCGCAACGCGGTCGTTCTCGGCAGCGGCGGCGAAGCGGCGGCGCGGGATGAACTGACCGCATGGGCGCGAGGGAACGGCTGGAATGGTTGAGGCCGGAACCGCGCAAAACGCTCGCCATCAGCGCCTGATCGGCTATTTCGAGGAAGCCGAAGAGGCCACGCTGGACGCCCGCACGAAGTCCGAGCGGGACCGCGACTATTACGACGGCAAGCAATGGACGGCTGAAGAGGTCGCCACGCTCAAGCAGCGCGGTCAGCCTGCAATCGCATTCAACGTCATTAAGTCGCGTATTGAGTTCCTGCTTGGGCTGGAGAAGCAACAGCGCCGCGACCCGAAAGCCTACTACCGCAACCAGCCCGACCAGCCCGCCGCCGATGCGTTCACCGCTGGCCTTCGCTATGCCGCCGACTCCGCTGACTTCCCGGCCAAGCGTTCGCGGGCGTGGAAGAACATGGTCGTGGAGGGTTACGGCGGCGTTGAGTTGTACGCCGAGCCGGACGCGCTGGACTACGCGCTGAAGATCAACGTCATCCCGTGGGACCGGATTGTTTACGATCCGCACTCGGCTCAAGAGGACTTCTCCGACGCCCGCTATCTCGGCCAGGTTCTCTGGATGGACCTTGAGGAGGGTGTCGAGAAGTACGGCGAGGAAGCCCGCTCGATCCTTGAGAACACGCTGGAGGATGGCCGCAGGGCTGGCGAGACCTATGATGACCGGCCCAAGTGGTCGGTGTGGTCGGACCCGAAGCGCAAGCGCGTTCGCGTCGTCAGCCTGTGGCACAAGGAGAATGGCCGCTGGTTCTGGTGCGAGTTCACCAAGGGCGGCGAACTGAGCTACGGCGAAAGCCCCTACACCACCAAGGAGGGCGAGAGCCTTTGCCCGCTCATCCTTGAGAGCGCGCACATCGACCGCGAGAACAACCGTTATGGCGAGGTCCGCCATCTGGTTGACCCGCAGGACGAGGTCAACAAGCGCCGCTCCAAGGCCCTGCACCAATCGGTGAGCCGCGGCGTTATCGCGGAGGCCGGCGCGGTCGAGGACATCGCCAAGACCCGCAAGGAACTGGCCCGCCCGGACTTCTACGTCGAGGTCCAGCGCGACAGCCGTTTCGAGGTCGTGGACGGCATCCAACTCGCTGCCGGCCAAGCCGCGCTGCTGAACGATGCCATGAGCTACATCGCTCAGGCCGGGCCGAACAGCGCCCTGCTTGGCAAGGGAACCGAGGACCAGTCAGGCCGGGCTATCGAGGCTCAGCAGGCTGGCGGCATGGTCGAAATGGGCGACCTTCTGGATGCGCTGCGCCGGTTCGACCAGCGTGTGTTCCAGATGCTCGCCAACATGATGCAGCAGTTCTGGACTGCGGAGAGGTGGATTCGTGTCACTGACGATGAGCTATCGCCGCAGGCTGTTGGCCTCAACGTCGCGGAAGTCGATGACTACGGCAATCCGGTCGGGCAACAGAATGCCGTTGCAGAAATGGATGTGGACGTAATCATCGCGGACGCTGAGAACGTGATCGCCATGCAGGGCGAGACGTACCAGGCGTTCATGCAGTCGCTTCCGGCGTTGGCCCAGATGCCGCCCGCCTTCGCCCAGATCGCGGTCAAGATCAATCCGGCGCTGCGGTCATCGCAGAAGCGGGAGATTCTGGAGGCGCTGAAGGAGATGGCCCAGCCCAACCCGATGGCCGAACAACAGGCTCAGATGGCTGAAGCCAAGGCCAGAGCCGACATTGAGAACACGCAGGCGCAAGCGTTCCAGCGCGCCATGCAGGGGGAGGCCGCAGCAGCTCGCGCGAACCAACCTCAGATGATGCCCGACGTGGGCCAATACATCGCCGCCTAAGCAGACGATCCGTCCGGGCCGGTAAGCCCGAGAGGTAGCGTCGGGAGACGCCACATATCGCATGACCGAAGTTTTTGAGCCGGGCCAAGCGCCCGAGATGGAGTCGGCTGATCTGAACGCCATTCTGGCCAACGATCAGTCGGCTCCTGCGGAGGCTGCGGCCCCCGCTCCTGCCAAGCAGGAAGCCGCCCCGGAGGTAAAGCCGGAGACGAAACCGGAGGCCGAACAGCCGTTCTGGTATCGTAAGCGCCTCAAGGAGATCGAGCAGCGCGCCAAACAGGCCGAGCAACGCGCTCAGGAGCTGGAGGCCCGTCAATCGGCTCCGATCCTGCCGGACCCCCGGCAAGACCCTGTCGCTCATTTCGAGACGATGCGGGTGATGGACCGACTGGAGCGTTCGGAAGATCGCTTCGTGGACAAGCACGGCGAACAGGAGTTCGACGCGGTTAAGGAATGGCTCTCAACCCGCCCCGACATCGAGGCGTGGGCCATCCAGCAGCGTCATCCCTGGGGAGCGGCTTTCCAGCAGTACCAGCGGGAAAAGCTCTCCGCTGAGATCGGTGACGATCCGAACGCATGGCGTGAACAGGAACGCGCCCGCCTCCGGGCAGAAATCCTCGCTGAGATGCCGTCCGCACCGATGGCACCGCAGCGCCCGAACATCCCTCAGCCTGCATCCGGCCAGCGTTCAACAGCCCCTCGGGGCGGGGACGGTCGGTTCGCAGGCCCTACGCCGCTCGGTGAGATCATCGGCAAGCGGTAACCCAACAACGCCCGCGTCGGATGACGCCGGTTAGCTCATAGAAAGACCAAT